GTCGAGATGGCAACACTGAGGAAGATTCCGGGCGTGTTCTCCACTGAGACATGCTCGTTCCGGATCAGCACAGGCATGCTCCAAGGAATCCTCCACTACGTGTCCTCTCTCCTCCACTCCACTCTCCTCAGATTCCAGGAGGATGTCTTCACCACAAAGGTTGGACCTCTCGCTCTCGCACCAGCAACTCTCAACGAAGACATCGTTGTCATCCCCTGCATCATGACTCTTGGCTCTTCCGACGATTCTCTCCACAAATCAGCAACTATCATCTCGTTTCCGAAGGGAGACATCGACTCTGCAACGCTCGCAAATCGCAAGAGAGTCGTGCGAGAACTCGAGATCTACACCACGACCCTGATGAAATCATTCTCGGAGATGAAAAAATTCTTCGGCATCTCGCCTTCCTCCCCAAAGTCCGCAGATGCCGTCCCCGGTCCCTTCTGTGAATTCAACTCCACATTTGAAGACGGGACAAACAAAATCTACCCGGCCAGCAAGTTTGCTCTCGCAGCTTTCACATCGTGCCCATCAACGCAAACCCAGGGATTCTACACACAGAGTCTCACTGTTGCTGGCCAGGCAGTCGAAAATGGTGTCCCGACGTCTGCAATCCACAACATGCACCGCCTTTTACAACTCTTCTCCTCCCTCCGCCTCGACGATAGCTACTACAAAAGCAAGTGGCATACCCGAATCAATCTCAGCAACGAACCTTGCTTCTTCGCATACCCGATTCTCCCTCCGACCATGGTCCAACACATGACAAGTGCATTCATGTCGTTCGTCCTCACAGGCGACCACGATCTCCCCATCGTCAGACCAACAATCAGCTACAACGGCAGACTCTCCTCAATCCTCCTCAGGCACCACTCTGAAAACAAATACCGGCAATTCCTGAAGGAGATCGACGCAGACAAGGAAGATGTTCTCACCAAGCTCTTAGATCCTAAGATCTTCCAAGCCGTCTACTCTCGCGACGGCTACCAACAACTCCGAATCAAAATCAAAGCCTTCGAAGGGGGCATCAGGGATTACTACAATAGAGGAACCATCGTCTCCTTTACAAGCACCGGATCATACATCGACCATCCGTGCATCACAATCCCCGAGGACCTCAAGCCTCTTCTCCAAGATTGTGAGGCTGCTTACCCCATCTGGGTGGAGGATGTCGACTCCCATCTCACCGTCGACGATAAGAGAAGATCAATCAACTCTGTCAAGGTCGTGAGCTCCGTCCGACCTCAAACCCAGAAAATTCCCCCAGGAAGCAGGCTGGCAGCCCTCAGCAAGAAGACTCCTCTCTCGTCAAGATTCACCTCCACAGGAAAAGAAATCAAGGATTCAAGCCTCCACCGTGGCAAGTACCTGCGATTCAGCACAAATTTCAAAGTCGTCAAGGCATCCGAATTCGAAGACAAGCCCGAAGAAGGAATCTCTTGGGTCTCACTGAGGTTCAGGCTCAAGGACGTCTGGCTCCTCACTCGAAATGTCCGCACCGTTCGCGACACGAATTACACCCCGAATGCAACCGCAAGCTTCCTCCTCGAGAAGCTCTCAGAACCATGGTCAGTCATCCCCAAGACATCAATCTCACCCTTCGAAAGAACCCATGTCCACCGAGAGGTTTTCGAAACAGCCGACATCTTCGTCAAGAG